TTTGCTGAAGTAACAGCATCGTCAGCTATCTTAGCTGTTGTAACTGCATCATCGACCATAGAAGCAGTAACGACTGCATCTGCTGCTAGTTGATCTGCACCCACGGCATTATCAGCTATTTTAGCTTGAGTTACATTATCATCAACAATAGAAGCAGTTACTACAGCATTAGAAGCTAGTTTAGCGGCTGTTACTGCATCGTCTGCTATTTTAGCTGTAGTTACATTAGCGTCTGTTATCTTTACAGTTGTTACAGCGTTTGAAGCCAACTTAGCTGTAGTAACACTTGTGTCTGCGGGAGTTGTGCTTGCAGCAACCGTAAGAAGATTTATTGCTTCAACTTTAACGCCGCTTGCAGGAGCAGTAGAAAATGTAAGTGTGGTTCCGCTAAAACTAAAAGTATCTTTGTGTTGATAAACGCCATCAAAATAAACTTGAAGTGCGTTTTCAGAAGGAGGTGCGGCTGACAACGTAAGCGTAGTATCGCTACCATCACCTGTCATTGTGCTAAGAGTTATAGTAGCCTCGCCGCCACCAATATCTCCCCAAGCATCTGAGTACCCCTCAAACTTTCCTGTAGTGCTGTTGTATCTAAACTGACCGGCAACAGCAGTAGGCCGTTGAGCAGTAGTTCCAGAAGGGATTTTAACTGCTCCGTATGTTCCTAAAGTAGTTGTAACAGCAGTTACGTGATTGCCCATGTAAGCGTGAGCGCTACATTGATAGTAAAGTATATTAGGCGTTGAAGAAGTTACTGCAATTGTTGTATGCGCCCCTGCATTACCGGGAGTTCCTGAAGTTGTAACACCTGTAGAGTAAGCCACTGTTTTAGCTGCATCTACATAAAAAAGTAAAGGATGTCCACTGTTAGTGCTATGTGCTTGATCAAACTTAAAGTAGTAGCCTGAAGAACTTGTTATTGCGTCTACTCCTGCTAGTTGAAGTGCAGGGGCTTCTACTCCATTTAAAAAATATGCGCTGCTGCTGCCGTCACCGTTATAAGGATGACCTGCTGTTTTACTAGCTACTGTTACTGTAAAGACTGTAGGGCTAGAAGAACTACCATAACTGTGTGCTAATCCTTTAGCTGAAACAAGTCCTGCACCTTCTATGTCTTTAGCTTGAGCATCTAAATCACCGCCTAGCTGTGGAGTAGTATCTTCTACAATATTTGCAATAGCAGAAGAAGTTGCTAATCCACTAACTATAGCACTTCTTGAAATTTTCTTTAAACCGCCACCTGATGTATCTATTGCTAAAAACACATCGTCACTAGCTACTGTGCTTATTTCAGCTAACGAACTTACTGCTACAGAATTAAAATTTGTACCGTCTGCTATAAGTAAATTACCAATTGTATTTGTAGCCATTACAATATCATCACCAGATACTGTAAGATCACCAGTTACTACTAAATTACCTGCAATAGTTACATCGTCTGAAAGTTTATCTCCTGTAACAGCATTGTTAGCTATGTCTGCTGTAACTATTGTTCCGTCAGCAATCATAGAGCTTACAATTACACTCGCCCCTATGACAAAATCTAAAGTGTTATCATTGTCATCATAAGTAACTGCAATGCCTGTTTCAGTATTACTACTAACCATCGCGCCTACAGTGTCTGCAATAGTTTCTGCTAGTGATGTTCCGTTTATTGTTAGAGCATCTGCTTCTACTGTTCCATCAAAATAAGCATCTTTAAATTGTAATGAACTTGTTCCTAAATCAATATCACTATTTGTCACAGGAACTATAGCGCCATCTTGAACTCGTATTTGTTCTACTGACCCAGAGTCTACTTGTACAAAAAATCTCCAACGGTTATTTGTACTATCAGCTACAATTTTATTAAGGAAATCTTGATCGCCTATTTGAGCAATGTTACCGCCTTCTCCAGCAGTTCCATCATGTTGGTGTCCTGTAGTGCCGCTAGAAGCGTAACTAAAGGAAGTAAGTAATTGATTGTACTCGTCATTAAAAAGTGCGGCTGTAATAGTGTCGCCGTCAGTAAGTGTACTTTGTCTTGTATAGGGTGTACCCATTTTAAATTATCTCCTGCCTGACGGTACATAATCTATATATAAACCGTTAATTGCGAATGGTGGGTTTGAGTCCTCAGTACTAAATCTAAAACTTGTAACGTGACCACTGCCTTCAATAGCTTGTCTAAACATAGGATCTTTAGAAGTTCCAAAAACTGCTGAACCAAAAGTAGAATTAACTGCTCCGAATACAGCAGGTATTGGTATTCCTGTCATTGTGTAATCTAGAGGTTGCGGTATCTCGCGGTCTTCGTAATCGTATCTGACTCTTAATTTAGGAAGGACTACTCCTTCAGGAGATAAAGAAACTTTGACATAGTACATAGTTTTTCTAGTACCAATATCTCCAAAATCATAATTAGGTGTTACATATTTAGCAACAACATTAAAGGCTGTTGTGCCGCTTCTAAAAGTATTGCCTATATCATGTTCGTAAACAAATCCGTTATTGTCGCCGTGAAAGTGTTTTTCTATTCCTTCAAAGTTTAATTGTGAAGCAAACCCCAGCGCTTGTATTCCTTGTGTTTCTGACCACTCAAAACCATTAGCAGTTAAAGTTCCTATTATTCCTCTTGAAGCTGCTGGAGTTGCTGAAGTTGTAGCATAGAATAATCTATACTGAGACTTACTTCTTAATACAGCACTCGTTAGTACAAAGTCAGTAATAGAATTAGATAAGTCTTTAATGACAGCTTGTATCTGCCGACTAACTGATCCTAACTCAACGTCACCAATTCGTGCTGTACCTGCCACTGAACGAATACCATCAGGGCTAAGAAATACTAGATCACCTCCTATTTCTTGGATTGTATGTGAGTTAAGGCAACCTACGTTCTTAGTAATAGGAACGATTGCAATGTTACTAGAGTTATTAATATTGATTAATTTAAAGATACTATTTTTACAAAATATAATAAGATCAGTACGGAAACTTTTAAGACCGACTACTTGATCATCTAAAAGTATACTTCCTGAACCAGTTCCTGAAAAACTATCTATGTCACTTGTTGCACTAAAAAATATAGTGTTTTTTGCAGTAGATGCACCTGCAACTACAAGATGTTTATCGTGAACGGCTCCAACTAAAGGTGCGGTTGTTCCGCTAACTGTAATTTCTGAAGCAAAGAAAGTGCGAGTATTTAAATCTCCTAATCCTGTCATTTTAAAAAGAAAAGGTTTATTAATTCCATCGCAGATTATTACTTCGCCGTAATCTGTATTTCCTTCAAAAAGAGAAAAAGTACTTTGAAGTTGGTTAGTACGTGCAGCAGCACTTCGTCCTGTAAAGGTACTAAAGTTATCTCCTGAACTAGCTACACTTGCTTTATTTATTTGTAGCCAAGCATCTTCGCCGTCTACGCTAAAAAAAACCCCGTCACCTGAACAAACAATTACACCGTCTGCGTAGATAAATAAACCTAGTATTCGGTTACTGCCGTTAGGTTGGGTGTCTCCAAAGTTGTTGTAGCCGTTTACTCTCCTATAGCCCCCATCTGCATCTACTTCAAAATTAAGAAGCTCTGTTGCTACTCCGGGCTGTGCCAACATCTCTAGCTGATTTAAATTAGTATTTAATCCACCTCGACAAGAAACGCCAAACGGTTGCGACATAGCCATTAAATTATCCTTATCCTATCGTCTTTAAAATACATAGGAGTTGGTTCAAGAAGATTAGAGCGCATACTTCGCAAACCTTTTTTATAATCATCAAGAGCAAAGGCCGCTGCTTGTGGGTTGTCTTTAAACTGCCAGATGTAGTATCTACTTCGGGCTAAAAGAACTGATGTATACATTTCAGGAAACACAACTGTATCACCGTGTGCATCTAAAGCTGTAGGTAATGCCCACGCAAAAAACCAGATTTTATAAACTTTATCTGGTATAGGGCTAAGTCCAAATTTCCTAGCATCTGGACTTCTAATAACTCTTGCAGGTTCGCCATATTGTTGACCGTCTGCATCGTCTAAATTTTCTTGTAAGCGATAATAATCTTTCCACTCTTCTGTTGTAGTGAATCTTAAATTTCTAGAGATGTAAGGAGGACTTTCTCCATTTACACCAACTGTTGTTGCATAAAAATTATCCCAATCTACAGAACTATAGTCTGTAGTTATACTAGAACTCGCAGGTTTTAGTTCATAAAAACGTGTACCTGCTACAGTATCTACTGATACATTCCCGTACATTGGATCTGTCGCACCGCTTTCAGCTACAGCAAGATAAGGCCACTGTGGTTCTTCATTTACTATATCAAAGTAAGCACGATTTAAAGAATCCTTAACGTGTTGTTGTACTCCTACTGCATTAGGAAAAGTCGTAGAGGTAAGCGTAACTTCATTAAGCTCACGAAGTAATTCGTTAGTTAAACCTAAGTACGTTGTAGCCATCAGTTACGCCTTTTTTTGTTTATTAAAAATTCTGTCGTAATTTTCTTCGTATTTCTTTTTGTTTTCTGGTTTGTACCAGCTACCTGTATCTCCTAAAATTTTACCGCGCTTTTTAGAATTAATCATTACTGGTTGTTTATCGCTACCTAATTGAGGCATGGTTTCTCCTTTAAAGATCGGGGGAGTATTTCATCCCCCTTTCTCTCTAACTACTAGTCGATGCCGTAGAAGGCAGAGACAAGTGCTTCAGGACGAAGTACCTTAGATCCATAAACATGGAGTCCTCGTACAATGTCGCCAAAGCTATCTGGGTCACGGATGACTTCAGTGCTAGTGATGGCTTGAGCCGAAGCAGCCGCTGACATATGACCAGCAATAACTTTACCGGCAGCATTACTAGCCGCAGCAATATTATTGGTCTTATACATATCAAAGCCACGCAACTTACCAGTAGATACTAGACCGTTACGGATTGAACCTTGACCTGCATT